TCAACATGGACTGCAATGACATTGGCCTCACAAGGAACAACAGGCGGACATACAATATTGTCTGCACATGATGTAACACGAACATCAACTTCAGGAACAAGCATGAAATATAGAATAAAAACATTAAACCAAAGTGCTTCTAAACAAACAAGAGTCCATGCAGTCTCACTAGGATGGTCATAAAATGGTTCTAACAAAAATACCAGGCGAACTAATTGCCGACAATACAATCGCAACTGCTGACTTGGCAGACGGTGCGGTAACAACTGCAAAGATTGCTGCAAACACAGTAACATCAGCCAAACTTACCAGTGGTGCTGCAGAGTCAGGTGCAACTGGAATCAAAGGTGATATTGCACTGTTAGCTTTCAAGACACAGGCAAATGGAAATTTAGCAAAATATAATTTAGTAGACCAGGCGGTAGATTCCTTTGAAGATGCTACTGGTGTGGACGCTTCTGCTTCTACTGATGAAACAAGAGATTCATCCGGTAAATATTATTCTGGCTCTCAGGCAGGTAACTATTTCGGTAATGGTGAATTGGGAGATGTTACTTTTGGTGCAAGTGGCATTACACAAACCAATAATACGGTTGATATAGATACAAAGCTCAGTACAGGAAGTGAAGTGGGCGGCCCTGGTAATAGTTCATATGGTGGCACACTTCAAGAAAACGGTAATGTTAGAGAGGATCGTTTTCCGTTTCCTAGTGCTTGCTATGAACTTACTGTTCCTAATAAGAGTGGTAGTTACGATGGAGATATGGTTGTTGCTCAGTTTAAGAGTTTAACTATTGATGCTAATGTAAACTTAACTGTAGACCAACCCAACAGAGGCTTGTTTATATATTGCACTGGTGATTGTGTTATTAACGGCGCTTTATCTATGATAGCTAGGGGTGGTAAATCCGACCCAACTACTTCTGGTGGGTCAGATGCTAATGCGGTTGGTGCTGCAGGATTACAACTTGGATTATTAACTAGTGGTGGTTCTCAAACCCTTACCAACGATGGGACAGGATTTAATGGTGCTGGTACTGGTGTAAGGACAGCAATAGCAAATCAAGATAATATATCTGGTAACGGAACAATTTTCACAATATCTAAACTAGGCGCCGCAGGTGGCGGAGGAGTTAGCTCACATAATTCTGCCAATGCTGGTGCATCTGGCGCAACTGGTGCAACAACAATTTCTACAGGTGGTGGTTCTTCAGGATATTCATTCTACTATACTGGCGGTGGTTTAGCTGGTGGTCAAGGCAGTTGTTTCTCAGGTGGTGCTGGCGGCGGTGGTGGTATCCAAAGTAGTAGTAATGGTGGTAATGTGCCTTCAGGTTATGGTACTGCTGGAGGAGATGGTATATATGCGTCTGGCGGTTCAGGTCAGGCTGCTTCTGGTGGTGTGGGTAATCCCGGCGGTTCATGGACCGGTACTTCCGGATATGGTGCAACCGATGGCCAGAACGGTATTGGGGGAATAGTTTGGTTAGTGGTAGATGGTAATGTTACAGTGGGTTCTGGTGGTTACATAACTGTAAGAGGTACTGATGCTTTAGATACGGGCAACTTTGTTGGTGAAGGTGGTATATCTGGTGGTGGAGCTCAGTTTGTACTTTACTCTGGATCATTGACTAATAATGGTAGTATAAATGCCGACGGTGGTAACCGTGCTGAACCGAGTGGTGGAGATGGTGGAAAACATAATGCTCAAATTTCTCAAGCCAGTGCTTATAACAACATGACCCTTGTATCCAATTCAACAACCGCACAAGCTGCTCCGACTAAAGCTGATATAGTATTAACCTATACAAATGGTGCTGGTACGGCTACTATCAATACGGATCTTATTGCTTCCGTATCAAGAGATAATGGGACAACATATACTGCTGTAACTTTAGCGTCACAGGGAACATCGGGCGGACAAACTATCTTAACTGCAAGTAATGTAGATATTTCTGGTCAACCATCAGGAACATCTATGGTATGGAAGGTGGCCACAGCAAATCAAAGTGCTTCTAAACAAACAAGAATCCACGGAGTAAGTCTAGGCTGGGCATAAAACAATAAAATCTTAACTCCAAATTCTTATAAATATTAGCAAATAAGAATTTGGAGTTTTTTATGGCCACAGTTCGTAATATTGTAATAGATCAAAACGCAGATTATTCAGAACAGTTTACAGCAAAAGATGATACTGGAACTGTAATTGATTTAACTGGTAAAACAGTTAGTGCCAAATTAAGAAAATCATACGGCACATCTACCGCAACAACCTTTACTGTAGCGACAGTCTCAGCAACAGCAGGTACTTATACATTAGCATTGACTGATGTTCAAAGCGCATATGGCACTTTGGAAAGAGGTCGCTATGTCTATGATGTAATCACAACATTAGATGTATCACCCAATACAATACAACGCATACAACAGGGCATCGCAACTGTTAGTCCGAGCGTAACAAGATAATGTCAAGTGCAACTGAATCTTTTTTAAGTCAGCTAGATAAAGCCGCATCGGGTAAGTCTTATAATCTCATAGAATTTGAAGGTTTGCTAGATACTATTTCTGAGCAACCTATAGAAGAAGAACAGGTAGAAGAAGAACAACAACAAGAACCAGAAGAAGTATTGGTAGTTGAAGAAGAAGTTATTGAAAATGTAATAGAAGAGCCTAAAGAAGAAATTGGTAAGAATGTTCTGGAGGCTATGACTGAACTTCAATCACTATTTGAAAATATCACTGGTCTTGATTTAAATGAGCCTGAGCCTGAACCAGAAGTTGTAGTAGAAGTTGTAGAAGAACCGGCTATTGAAGAATTACCAAAACCAGTAATCAATATTGATCCTCAAGCTCTTGAAGAAGCAACAAGTGCTCTTAAAGGATTATTCAGTGATGTTGCTGGTGTAGATTTGTTTGCACCACCAAAAGAACCTGAACCCGAAATAATCGAAAAAGAAATAATTGAAGAACCATTAAGTATACAAGAAAAATATTATAATCTTCCTATTGTTACTCCTAAGTATGAAGTTAGTGAATTATCAAAACAACTGATTGGTCATGCTGCAGGAAGAATGGATGTTAAAAAACAGAAACCAATAGAATATAATGTAGAACAATATAATCCGTCTGTTGGTCAAGGTGATGCTAATTGGCAAATGTCTTTATTTGCTAATGAAAAGAATACAAAAGCAGCACAGATGGTTTCTGATGTTTCTGCTCTTTTGGAAAAACATAAAGCAGAACTACCCGAAGAAGAATATAAGATTCTTGAAGGTAATGCAGTCGAACAGGCTGTAGAATATTTAAAACACATTAAAATTGAAGAGGAAGTTAAACCAACACCTGAAGAAATCTTTGATACTAAAATACGAAGTATTATTAATAATGTATTGGCTACCAATGTTGGTTGGGGTCAACGAGGAATGACATATGGTTCTGGTGAAGTAGAATTGCAATATCTTGATGATGTTGATGTTTCAAATAGAAGTGCTACTCATCAGTTCTTGGCGTGGGATGATTCAGTATCTAAATTTGTTTCGGTAGAAGGCACAACTCCAATTGGTGATATCTCAGGTGTTACGGCCGGCACTGGTTTATCTGGTGGTGGTAATCAAGGAACGGTTACGTTAAATTTAGATGTTTCGGAATTAACAGCTATAGGAACTACCGCCGCCTTAACAGATTATGTAATTATTCAAGATGTAACAGATGACAGCACAAAGAAAGTTTTAGTTTCTAATCTTTTTAGTACTGTTGGAGATATTACAGGTGTTACTGCCGGTACGGGATTGAGTGGTGGAGGAACATCAGGAGATGTTACAATTAATTTAGATACTGTTGCAGTATCATCTGGTGGTACAGGAATTACTACGGCAGCTAAAGGTTCTGTTTTAGTTGCAAATACAGCCAATACTTTTAGTGCATTAGCTGGTGTAGTAGATGGAGATGTACTCACTTATGATGCTACTACAGACACAATACTTTGGGATAGTAGTGTAGACGGAGGCACATATTAATGGCCAGAATTAAATTAAAAAGATCAGAAATACCAACAGCGGTTCCTTCAGTAAATGATTTGCAGGTAGGAGAAGTTGCAATTAATACACAAGATCAAAAAATATATGTAAGGGATAGTGAGGACAATATTGTAACTGTGGCCACAAAAGGACAAACTGAAGCTGAAGTTACAGCAAAAGCAACTTCAATGGCAATAGCACTAGGATAAATAAGATATGGCAATACCAAACTCAAAAGCAACATTAAAGTCGTGGTGCAAACGGCGATTGGGATACCCAGTTATAGATATTAATGTTGATGATGACCAAATAGATGATCGCCTAGACGAGGCGTTACAATATTTCTATACATTTCAGTATGGTGGTATGCAGCGTGTTTATCTAAAACATAAAGTAACACAAGAAGATGTTGACCGATCGGATGTAAACATAACAGAAACGGCAACAGATAGTAATTTAGTTACCACAACACTTAATGGTGCTGTATCAGCTTCTGGTACCAGTGTTATTCTTACAGCTGCAACAGATTTTCCAAAAACTGGTTCTATTACTATTGCTGCAGACGGAACAAATCCAGCAGAGACAGTCACATATACTGCTAAATCTGGTAACACACTAACTACAGCTGCACTTTCAAGTAATCACGATTCAGGTGCAACAGTAACAAGTGTCAATCAAGTAACTTGGTCTGTGGGTCAAGCTTATCTTCCTATGCCTGATGCTGTTCAAAGTGTACTACGAGTTTTACCTTTCAGTGATCGTGGTAATCTTAATATGTTTGATATTCGTTATCAGTTAAGACTTAATGACCTTTATGATTTCTCATCTGAATCTGTCATTCATTATCAGATGACCATGTGGCATCTTGATTTTCTTGATATGATTCTAATTGGTGAGAAACCAATCCAGTTCAATGTACACCAGAATCGTTTGTATATTAATATGGATTGGGGTAATGATATTGAAGTTGGTGAATATATTATTATGGAATGTTATCGTAAACTAGACCCAACTGTATGGACTGATATCTATAATGACTTGTGGTTAAAGAAATATGCAACTGCATTAATCAAAAGACAATGGGGCCAGAATCTCAGCAAGTTTGCTGGTGTTACTATGTTGGGTGGTGTGACTATGAATGGTGAACAGATATGGACCCAAGCACAAGAAGAAATTAATCTATTAGAAGAACAATCAAAAACAACTTGGGAAGAACCCCTCCTTTTCGACATTGGCTAAAGTTATGTATGCTACATTCAATCCAAAAGACATTGGTAGATACGCTAAAGAGAACCCTGTCTCTGTAGCACAGTTGAGAAAGGAAACTCGCGGCATTATTGATAAAGATGGTAAAGATACAACCCATACCCAGTATGGCAAGAAACGACCAGAACATTCTAAGTGGATGTCTGAGAATAGGACTGGTAAGAATAATCCTAGCTATGGAATTACACCAAGTCCAGAACTAATAGAGAAACGTCTTGCCGCAATGGATATAGAAGCTATGAAGAAGAAAAACTCCGAGTCGTTGAAGAAGTATTGGGAACCCGCAGACAGAAAAAAACATTCCAAAGCTGTAAAGATGGGTGCCAAAAACAGAAAGAGTCCTAACCCAGAAGGTCATAAGAACGGTTGGAAAACAAGACGGGCGAAGTACGGCCCCACAGGTAGATCCTAATGCCAACTAATCATCATTTTTCTAAAGGCTCAATATCTGAACAATATCTCTATGAAGATTTGGCGATAGAGGCCATTCAGATATACGGACACGATATATACTATCTACCAAGAACATTGGTAAATAAAGACGAGCTCTTTGGAGAAGATCCTTTATCAAAGTTTAGTGATGCATATATGATCGAAATGTATATGGATACACAAGAAGGATATGAAGGTGAAAAAGAAATCATAACACGATTTGGTTTGGAGATACGAGATGAGACAACCTTCACCGTATCTCGTAGACGTTGGTTAGATTTAGTAAGTTCGGATACAAACCTAATCACAGCATTAAGACCAAATGAAGGTGATTGGATTTATTTTCCAACAGTTAAGAAACTGTTTGAAATTAGTTTTGTAGACAAAGATGATCCATTTTATCAAATAGATAATCTACCTGTTTACAAATTATACTGTCGGACCGCTGAATACTCCAGTGAAATACTTGACACTGGTATTGAGGCTATTGATGCTATTGAAACTCAATACTCTACAGATGTACTCGGATGGCAGTTTACAGCTGAACAAGCAAGCACCACAACATATAACGAATTCTTTACTCTTGAGCGTGGTACAGATTTGTATAACGATGGTGTTATTGATTTAGAAACTGCAACAGATACAGGCAAGCTTGTCAGTGAAAATGAAACTGGGTTTGATAATGTTCTTAAAGAAGATTCGGATACTTATTATTCACACTTCATTATTCAAGAAGAATTTAATATTTCAACACAAGATAAATCTTCCGACAATGAATGGTTGGAAGACCGTGTTACTGGAGATGTTGGAGATCCGGTATTAGATTTCTCTGAAACAAACCCATTTGGTGAACCTACGGAGAGTACATAAATGTTAGGGAATTATTTTTATAACGAAAGTTTAAGAAAAACTATCATTGCATTTGGTAGTTTATTTAATGATATAATCATTACAAGAAAAAATAGTGCGGGTACAGAATCGCAATCTATGAAGGTACCTTTGGCCTATGGACCAAAACAAAAGTTTATGGTTCGTTTAGATCAAGATGCAAGTATTACACAAAAGGTCGCATTAACTTTACCTCGCATTGGTTTTGAGATTCAGGCTTTTGATTACGATCCTGCTCGTAAGTTGAATCGTATTGTGAAACAAAAGAAAGTTTCTAATTCAAACGATAAGAAATTAAAAGAAATGTCTACACAGTATTCACCTGTGCCGTACAATATGCAATTTGAATTGTTTGTAATGGCAAAAAATAGTGATGATGGTATTCAGATTGTTGAACAGATACTACCATACTTTCAACCAGAATATACAGTAACGATTAAAGAAGTTCCAGAAATGGATGTTATTAGAGATGTTCCGATTGTATTGAATAGTATTGGTTATGAAGATACATACGAAGGTGATTTTACAACAAGACGAGCTATTATCTATACGTTTTCATTTACAGCTAAATCATATGTATACGGTCCTGTTACAACTGCGAAACCGATTACAAAAGCTATTGTGGATACTTATGCAGACCTGAAAGATCAGGCACCAGAACGAGTTATAAGAACGACTACAACCGCTGTTGTAGATACTTCTCTTGGTGATGATAACTTTGGATTTAATGAGATAACGAGTGACTGGACATAAAGATGAGTTATGGTAATATAGATAATGCAATAAGTGATGCTCTTGGTGTTACTAAAGATATTAAACAAGAAATTGTAGATCCTAAACCTCTTGTACCCCGGCCTCCAGAAGGTCCTGAAGATATCGACATAGACTACAAGTATAGTCGAGAAAACTTCTACAACCTCATTGAGAGGGGTCAGGACGCTATTACAGGCATACTTGATCTAGCAAAAGAAAGTGAACATCCTAGAACATACGAAGTTGCAG